GTCGTTGACAGAGCTGGGGCTTCTCAACCTCGGTGCTATTGCCTGGGAAATGACACCATGGTCTTTTGTACTAGATTGGTTAATCCCAATCGGATCATGGATTAATAACCTTGACGCAATAGCGAGTCTCAAGATAGAATCTGTCCACCAAACAGTTATTGTGAAAGAGAGATTATCCTCAGTCACACAGCTGGGCGGAGTCGATTCGACAGGGATCCATTGGTCCCCTGCTGAGTCTGGATGGGTTACGCAGAATTATTCTTGCGTTCGTGTACCGTTGGAAGAAATTCCTCCGTTGCCGCTACCTCGTTTCAAAAATCCAATTAGCACAGAGCACTTAGTAAATGCCGCTGCGCTTATCACTCAACTCCTTAAAAAGTAATGGAGCTAACATGCCCCAAATGAACCAAATCTCCCTCGTTGATGGTAGCGATACCGCCCACGTCTTTAAGCCCAACAAAATCAACGCTGCTGGTGTTGCCTTCTTTGTTAACATGGAAGGCCTCTCCACCGTTGCTGCTGAGCAACTGACTGTGTCGGCTAAGTTGCCGTCGCCCAAGGGCGCTGTTTCGCGTTCTCAGGCTCGCATCGTCATTCCACTCATGGACACCAGTGTGACCCCTGCCAAGAAAATTGGTGAGGATTACATCACGGTCGAACTTGTGGCGTCGAAAGACTCCACTGGTGATCGCCGTACTGTCCTGGTCGACTTGCTTGCTGCCGCGTTGGTTAACGCCGACGTTCGCAAGCACTTTGTCGAGCTGGAATCTAGCTACTAAGCTAATCCTGCATCGACCTTCTTACACCCCGTTTTAATGGAGTAAAAGAATGGACCAAGTAGTGGAGAAGTATACTGACGCACTGCGAAAACGCTTGACGAGGAAGCAAAAGTCCAGCATGAACAGGACGTTCATTCGCAAGTACCTACAAGGGATTAACACCCCTAGAGCGCTATGTGTGTGGTTGTTGTTTGATTCCGGAGAGCACGATCAACTCGTGTCCCTTGGCTTCGACCCCGACCATTATACTAGCGTTTCAGAGTGTGATCTCGCCTTGCGAGCAACCAAATTTTTGTCGAAGTACGTCGGCCTAAAAACCACGTTCGATTTGACTGAAGTTGCTCTTGCCGGTTTTTATTCGGCAGAAGAGGCATGCAAGCGCACTAACCTGTCACTTAAGGCTGGGTTATCTACGGAGACCCCAGCGCGAGCCAAGGTAATTCACCTTGTTAAGCGGAAAATCCTTTCTGTGTTAGGCGAAAAGCCTTGTATTGATATGGTGCTAGAGAAAGCTGGCTGGGGCCCCGGTGTAACCCAAGAGTTAAAAGGGTTCTACCGTGCGGCTGCCAACAAGTTTGGTTGTGAAAACCAAATTACAAAAAGTGCCTACGATGTGTATTCCGAGTTATGTACTCTCGCTTTCCCTAATTGGAAGGTCTGGAGCAATCCCGTAATTGTTGCTTCGGAGAATCATGTCATAGCGGTGCCAAAGAACGCGAAAACGCACCGTATCATCGCCATCGAGCCAGGTCTGAATTTGTATCTTCAGAAAGGGTTTGGCGCTCTGATCCGTTTGCTTATGAAGCGTTCGTTGGTAAATACTGCCTACTGCGACCCACGGAAACTCCGTGGGATCGACAGTGACTGGAGCAACCGTCGTTATGCCCACCTTGGAAGTATCCACGGTGAGTATGCAACGATTGACTTCAGTAGCGCTAGTGACACTATCACTTACGAGGTTGTGAGGTCTTTACTGCCTCCTGCTTGGTTTGTTGCTCTAGATGCACTGCGCTGCAAGTGCGCCCGACTCGAAGATGGCAC